GTTTGCTAAGTCTTTTGATTCTAAAATTAAGCTCGCGCTTAACTCACTAAAACGCTTTGGGCTTAAGGTTGGGGAAATCTTAGCTCCCTATGCTATGAAAGCGCTTGATAAAATAACTAAGGCTTTTGATTTTTTAAGCAATAACCCTGCTCTCACTAAAGGCATTCTAGTTGTAGGCGGGATTGCTGCGGTAGTTGGCCCCGCTCTGGTTGCACTTGGGACTTTAGCATTTACGGTTACACAAGTTTCCACTGCATTAACTGTGCTCCAAGAACTAAAAATGGCGAGCACGTTCACAAGCTTAGGGCGTTTTGCACTACTTGCGGGTAAATTTACTTTAGTCGGCGCGGCTCTTACAAGCGTGGCGTGGGCGATATCAGAAATAGTTAAAAACTGGGATAGCCTAAAACAAGCTACCTCGGGCGAAGTTATGGGCTGGTTAAAAAGTGAAGTAGGGCTTGATAAAAAAGCAGCTACTCCAAGCAAGTTTGGTTTTAGCGACTTCACTGCCGCCGCCACTGCGGGCAATAGACCCGCTCCCCAAAACCGGCAAGTGCCCCAGCAAAAAAATAATAACAATGTGATTGATATTAACAGTCAATCAAAACAAAGTGCACAAATCAACATAAAAGTAGAAGGCCCTAGCGGCACAAAGGCTAGCGTTGCTGCGCAAAAAGGCTTTGACAAAATAAATATTAACTCTGGCTACCAAGGGGCAATGTAATGGCATGGCAAGACGCATACCTACCAGCTTCTTTTCGGGGCATACCATTTTTTGTAGAGTCGCATGAGAAGTCCGGCGGGCGTAATGCAGTCCCCCATGAAATCCCAGACCGCGAAAAAGGTTTTGCCGAAGATATGGGGCGCAAGACCGATGGCTACAATATTAAAGGTCACATTGTTGGAGACGAATATTTTTTCCTACGCGATGCACTTATGGCTGCCGTGGACTCGCAAGAATCAGGTGTTTTAATTCACCCCTACCTCGGGCTACTTGATGTACAGCCAAGAGAAAACACATTTTCCGAAACTTGGGATAAAGGGAGAATGTGTAATTTTGAAATCAACTTTGTAGATGCGGGCGATGCCAATGTAGTATTCGGAGCCATCGACATAGTAACTGGTTTTATTACAAATGTTGTAGCACTAGTAGCCCAAGTACAAAACGCTTATGCGCTTGCGGCAGCATTCTCCGGGCTCCCTGCCTATGCTATTGATTCTGCCGAAGCTATTTTAAACACATTTGTTTCATCGGTTGCTAAGTCAACGGCCAAAGTGCGGGCCAACCAAGAAAACCTTTCTAAGCTGAATAAAGACCTCGAGGATTTTGATACAACAAAGCGCGCAAAGATGCTTAATGATTCTGAAGGCCTGGTAGCTGGCATAGACAATATACTGACTCAGTTAAAGGATTTACCAATCCCGCCTGTCGAAGATAATACGGTAAACTATAAGGCTGAGCGGCCCGAAGCTATTTCTATTTATGATAATGTTTTAGATCAAGCCGCAGTTAACGAGGTGCAAATAAATGCAGTGCCCCCCGTTACGTCTACAAGGCAAAAAGAAGCTGATAACAGCAATGCTATTAACGACATGATAAAGCAGCTTGCTATAGCAAGGGCGAGTGAATCGGCAGCGGGACAAGAGTACCCAAGTGTAGAGTCAGCCCTTGTGCAAAGAAATGAATTAAATGACCTCATAGATGCGGAGCTTCTAAGGGAGTCTCTTGCAGATAATTTATTTCAAGCGCTTAAGGATGTTAAATCTTCTAACACCGCCATGATACCTGACCCAAGGCGCATACTTGGTACCATAAAAGAGATAAAACTACTTCAAACGCAACCAAGCCTTGTAGTAGCGCACAATATATATGGAAATGTGCAAAACGAAAATGACATCTTAGACAGAAACAAAATAAAAAACCCCGCCTTTGTAGATGGCACAATAAGAGTGGTGGTTAATGGCCAGTGACCTTCAAAGCCCTTTGCAAAGTATCTTCGGACCCGTTTTAAGAAGCGGCAGCTTAGTTAATGATGCTGTCCAAATAAAATTGGGCGGCAAGGTGTATGACGGTTGGAAGTCAGTTTCTATTCGCAGGTCAATGGATTCTATAGCCGCTACTTTTTCAATTGAAACCGCTGATAAGTGGCGGCAATCAAAAGAAGCTTTCCCCATAATGCCGGGGAAAGATGTTAAAATATCTATTGGTATTAAGCCGGTTTTAACAGGGTACATTGAGCAGATGAATGCCAGTGTATCAAATGATGATAGGTCTATATCCATAGCCGGACGTGACCGCACCGCAGACGTAATAGACTCCGCCGCGATCTTTACTTCATCTACTTTCACAAATAAAACTCTTGCGCAATTGGCGCAAATATATGTTGATAACTTTGATATCAGCGTAGTAGATAAAACTCCGCTACCCGCGCTGCCAATTAAAAAAATAGTAGTTGAGCAAGGGGAAGCTATAGCAGAACTGCTGCTAAGGTATGCAAGACCCCATGGCGTACTTTTATCTTCTGATAATGACGGCAACCTTGTGCTTACAACAAATGGCGCGGGCACCACTGCCGCAAATGCGCTCACTGCCCCCATGGGCCAAGACATAAGAAAAGCTATAGGTAAACCCGTTGGCCTTTTCCAAGGGCAGAATGTTTTAAGCGCGAGCTCCACTTATGACGATACAGTGCGCTTTCAAGCCTACCTTGTAAAATCTCAGATACAAGGCAATGACTTTGTTAATGCAAAAGATGCTTCGACAATAAACGGAGTGGCTTTTGATAGCGATGTACTGCGCCCACGTTTCAAATACATAATAGCAGATAAGTCTATGACAAATTCTGAGGCTAAATCTCGGGCGATATGGGAGTCCTCAATATCAGCGCAAAAGGCTGCGAGGGCTTCGGTAACTGTTCAAGGTTGGTACGACCAGAATGGCGAGCTATGGGATATTAACAGGCTTGTTGATACCGATTTAAGATTTATTGGCTTTGGCAAACAAAAATATCTTATCACTGCTATTGATTTTACACAGACTAAAGATGGCGGCACACTGACTACACTTGAGCTTTCGCGCACCGATGCTTTTTTACTTAAAGAGCCCGATAAGAAAAAAGACCCTAAAAAAGATGCAGGATGGGATACAAAAGTATTTGGGGAGAACCTGCAAGATGTAGTTAAGACGTTGGGGTATAAGTAGTGGACATTAACTATATACGTCAAGTCGTAACGCAAACCGTGGCACCCTTAAAGCGCAAAGTCTCTTTAATGATTGGCCGCGCCGTATTATCTGCCGCAGCCGATGACACTAAAAAGCTACAAACTTTGCAGCTTTTAGGGCTTTCAGAAGAAACGCTTTCAGATGCAGAGCGTGTGCAAAATTATGGTTTTACTTCTGTACCCCATGAGGGCGCAGAAGCGGTTATGGTTTTTCCGCAGGGCAACCGCGACCACTGTTTAGTTATTGCCGTTGACGATAGGCGCTACCGTTTAAAGAGCTTGGAAAAAGGTGAGGTAGCGATTTATACCGACGAGGGTGATAAGATTCATATTAAAAGAGGTGGCATGATTGAAGTGGTTGCCTCGACAAAAGTTAAAATAGATTCCCCGGCAGTTGAGCTTGGAAGTGCCGCCGCTGAAGCGGTGATAAAGGGTACAACTTTTCAAGGGCTTTTTAACGCGCATACGCACATGGGGAATATGGGGTATTTGACAGGCACCCCAACCACTCCTTTAAGTGGGAGTGAGTTATCAATGGTTTCAAAAACGGAGTAGAGTAAGTGGCATTAAGCGTAGCGACAATTAAAGCGGTTATAAAAGCAAAGCGGGAAGCCAGTTTAGGCGTGCCCGCCGACCCTGTTGTTGCTGATAAAATTTATACCGCCGATGCCGCCGCCATCTATGAAATATTAACCGCTTTAACCTCGGTGAGCATACCTAACCCCATTGACTCCAATGGAGATTCTCTGGTAGCGCCGGTAGGAGTCTTATTATGACAGATATCGCGCTTGGGCTTGTTGATGGCGTAATCGACATATTAACCAGTGATTCAGGTGAGCTTGTAAAAGACAATGGTTTAGAAACTGCGGTTTTGATAAGCTTGTTCACAGATCAAAGAGTTAGTAAAGGCCAAGTGCCAAGCGGGCAGATATCGCAGCGCGGGTGGTGGGCAGATGAATTTTTAGGCGATGGCGATGCTATTGGCTCAAAGCTTTGGACCGTGACTGATAGGGGGAAAGCCAATCAGGCTACCGCCGTTGTAATTCAAACAAGGGCAAAGCAGGCGCTTGAATGGATGATTGAAGATGGCGTGGCTGAGAGTGTAGACGTTACTGCGCAAAGAGTAGGGACATTTAGAATAGATTTTACAGTTAAAATAAAAAGACCGGGCGCAGATGAGGATGACATTTTTTCTCTTCAGTGGGACGGACAGGAGCTTAAAAGATAATGCCATTTACTAGACCTCCATTACAGGTATTAATTGACCGCGTTAAAGGCGATATCAAAGATGCACTAGGGCTTGTTGCCGTTTTGCGGCGCTCACTTGAGGGCGCATTGGCGATTGCCCTTGCAGGAGCAAGCCATGTGCTTCATGGGCACATGCGCTTTTTGTCAAAGCAAATTTTCCCCGATACCGCCGAAGAGGAATACATGATTCGCCATGCTGCGGTTTACCAGTTATCACTAAAGCCCGCTACGTTTGCTAAATTTGAAGTTGAGATAACCGGGAGTGAAGGAAGTGTTGCGCCTATTTCTACTATCTACCAAAGACAAGATGGGGCGACATACACTTCGCAAGCTTCGGGTACAATAGCAAGCGGAGTGGCAACCCTTACACTGATTTCAGATGTAGAGGGCGCAGATTATAACTTAATAGTGGGCGAGCAAATTTCTTTGCAGTCTCCCATTTCCGGCATCGACACAATAGCTACCGTGACCAGTGTTATTATAGAAGCCGAAGATACAGAGACTATAGAATCTTTGCGCGAGCGCACACTTGCCCGCATAAGAAACCCACCATCGGGCGGCACAGTAAACGATTATTTAACGTATGCGCGTGAAGTGGCCGGGGTAACTCGCGCTTGGATACTCCCTAACTGGCCCGCAGCCGGGTACTTTGGTGAGGGCGGTGTGGGTATTTCCTTTGTGGTAGATGCTTCTGACCCTATTATACCAAGCCCCGCAAAAGTTTTAGAAGTGCAAACTAATGTTGACTTAAATAAACCAATAACAGCCGATGCGGTAGTGTTTGCTCCCGTTGCTAACGAGATTGACTTCACTATAAACATTAAACCTAACACTTCTGAAGTGCGGGCGGCAGTAACCGGCGAGCTCACAGATTTATTTGCTCGTGAAGGCCAAGTGGCGGGGGCCGTTGACCCGGACTTGCTTGCTTCGGCGGTAACATATTCAGGCGGGCTTGCTATTTCAAAAATAGATGAAGCGATATCGGTTGCGGATGGCGAAGATGAGCATGCGCTTTTATCCCCCACTACTGACATAGTGAGCGCAAACGGACAGATTATAACTCTTGGTACTATTACTTTCGGGACACTAGCTTAATGAGTATCGAAAAATATGTAAACCTGCTTAAAAACCTCCTGCCGCGCGGGCTCGCGTGGGAGAAGGTTAAAGAGCATGCCCTAATTAGGGGGTTGGCTGTAGAGTTTTCTCGCGTAGGTGAGAGAGCCGGTGACTTAGAAAAAGAGTTTGACCCTAACCAGGCGCTTGAGACTATCGAAGATTGGGAGCGGGTGGTGGGCCTTCCCGATGAGTGTACGCCCGATACCGTTTTGACAATAGAAGAGCGCAGGCAGCAAGTAATTCAAAAGCTTGCTATTCAGGGCAACCTTTCAGCTAAATTTTATGAAGAGATTGCAGCGGTCTATGGCTATGATGCTACCGCCACAAATTACCTTTCTTTTCAAGTAGGGCGCTCAAAAGTAGGTGATAAGTTATCCAACTACTTTAACCCGCGCTCAATTTTTAGAGTAGGCCAAAGCCATGTTGGTGAGCAGCTTAAGACTTGGGGCTGGCTACATTATTTTAATGTTGAGCTTCCAGAATCTACACGCACTACTTTTCGCGTAGGTGAGAATAAAGTGGGTGATAGGCTAGCACTTTTTGGGAATCCAAGATTAGAATGCACATATAAAAGACTTAAACCAGCCCACAGCGGCATTACGTTCACATTTAAATGAGGTTAAGATGAAAAGAGTAGATACAGCCGATGCCGCAGCGGGCAATTTGTTCACAGAGGGCTCAAGCTCGCTGGGAATACCAGCAACCACCGTATCAGCGGATTTTATGAACTCACTTCAAGAGGAGATTGCGGGAGTAATTGAGGATGCAGGTATAACATTAGATCAAACTAATGTTGACCTTACCCAATTGCTTCAAGCCCTTAATTACAAAATAGCCCATGGAGGTACGCAGTTTTCTTTTGCCATTGTTAATAACACCACAGCGGCGGCAGATGTTACGCCTTTAGTATTTGATTCTACCGATGTTAAATCGGCTACGATTGAATTTGATATTCACCGGCAATCAGATACGGGAAGTAGTAACCTTGATGAAAAAGGTTTCTTGCATGTACTCTATGATACAGTGGCGGGCTCTTGGAAAATTACTCAGTCCTCTGTGTTTGATGATAGCGGTGTAGTGTTTACTATTTCAGGCGCAGGCCAAGTAAAATACACTTCTTCAAATATTGCGGGCACCAATTCAGTGGGTACTATGAAGGGCTTTTTTAGAACAATCAAAGCGTAATAAATTTTAAATCTATATATTTACAAGAGGGACTAAAAATGAATGACTTTAAGACAAAAATCTTG